TCGCCAAGGTCGCCGCCAAGGGCCTCTGCCACCGCGACTACTACCGATGGACGACGGTGGGCCGGCCTGCGACGATGGCCGGAGCGGTGAAGCTCTGGGCGGAGCGCTCCGCCAAGCCTTGGGGCTCACGTCCCCGCGGCGAGCAGGCGGAGCCGGGAGCGAAGCCTGTCCCGAAGGTGTGCGCCGTCCCGGACTGCGACGGGCCGCACAGCGCCAAGGACCGCTGCAAGAAGCACCACACGCGAGCAACTCGCCACGGCTGGGCCGACGAGGACCCGGCCGACGACGAGAAGCGGTGGGCCGAGCGAAAGGGCAAGAAGCGGGACCCGGCGCCGAGGCTGGTTGAGCCTGCGCCTGAGCCCGAGATCAGCTGGCCGGATGGGCTACTCGAGCAGCTCGAGCCGGCGCCGGTGGTAGTTGTGCCCCTGGTGCCAGAGTCGCCCAGGCTGCCCGGCCTGGCCGAGAGCCTGTGCGCCCAGATCCCCGCGATGCTCATGGAGCTCGTCGAGGGCGGGATCTCCCGGGACGGTGCCCGGGCCGTCATCGGCAGCATCGCCGACGCCGCCGTTGAGGCCGCCTACAGCTGGGACGGGCAATGAGGCGCGTCTATCAGACCATCATCGACCCAGAGCACGGTGACTGCTATGCCGCCGCTGTGGCCAGCATCCTCGATCTCGCGATCGGAGATGTGCCCGCCGTCAAGGGCACCGAATTCGAGTTGCTCGACTGGCTGCCGACCATCGGCATGTGTGCCGTTCACCTGGAGAAGCACCGCCTGAAACCGCGGCTGCCAACGAGCACCAACACCGACGTTTGGGACGTTCGTAGAATGGTCCGATACGACATGGCTGAGGGTGCCGTAGCGCTCGCGAGCGTTCCGTCGCAGAAGTACCAAGGTGGCTGGCACGCCATCGTGGTCGGGTTCATGCCGCATCGCGAGTACAAAGGCGCTGTCGAGGTGTTGTGCATCCACGACCCAAACCCGGAAAACGAGCCCTACGACATGGAGGCGACTGAGATCCGGTCGCTGACGTTCTTCCTGCCCCGCGGCTGAGCCTCGGTGCCCCGCTCACCCCTCGCCTGGCTATCACGGGTCGCCCGAGACCCGCTGCTGCAGTACACCCTTTTCGCCCCCGGCAAGGGCGGCATGTCGCCCGGCCAGCGGGCGTTCCACGAAGACCCGAGCCGCCTGCGCTGGCTCATCGCCGGGACCCAGGTAGGCAAGACCCGGGCCAGCGCGGCCGAGACCTGGTGGCACAGCGGCGGCGACCACCCCTACCGCAAGGTCATCGCCGCCCCAAACGAGGGCTGGCTGATGGTGCCCAACATGGACACCGATTGGCCGAAGCTCTGCGAGAAGCTGCACGAGATCGAGCCGTTCAACGCCCTGCACCACCGCTGCCGCTACGACAAGGCCAGGGGCTACCGCTACGGCAGTGACCGCATGGTCGTCCGCGCGAACGGCAGCGTCATCCGGCCCAGGTCGGGCACCCAGGACCTGCAGACGCTCGAGGGCGCGTCGCTCGCCTGGATCGGCATCGACGAGGTGCCGAAGGAGGGGCACTGGTTCGCCATCCTGCAGCGCATCACCGCCCTGCACGGTGCCGCCTGGGCCTCGTTCACGCCGGTGGGCCGAGCCGTCGACTGGCTCAAGCGCTACTTCGAGGGCGACGTAGAGCTGGGCATAGAGCCTGCCCCGGGCTGGAGCAAGCACAAGATCAAGCTGACGCCCAGGAACGTCCCGCACCGCCCGCCCGCCTGGGTCGAGGACCAGATCGCCCTGATGGATCCCTGGGAGATCCCCCAGCGCCGCGACGCCGAATGGGACGGCCCAGCCCCCGGCCGGCGGTTCCCCGCGTTCCGCCCCGACCTGGTCATCGACGAGGACGTGCTCTTCTCGCTGCGCTTCGACTACTTCCGGCTCGGCCTGGACCACGGCGAGGGGCTCAACAAGCAGCAGGTCAAGCTGCTGGGCTTCGCCGGCAAGCGCATTGTGCTGGTCTGGGAGTGGGGCAACGCGACCAACGACTGCACAGCCACCGAGATCGCGGCCGCCATCCGGAAGGGGCTCGACCGCTACGAGCTCACGCTACACCACCTGCAGCGCATCGTCGGCGACATCAACACGGCCGGCCTGGCCGCCCCGGGCTCGGGGGTCAAGTTCAACCTGTTCGTGCAGCACGCCTTGGCCAAGAACTACGGCCTTCGGCAGCTGCCCCAGGACATCGACATCCCGATCAAGGGCCCGGGTTCTGTCCGAGCTGGAGAGTCGGCCCTCAACACTGAGATGAAAGAGGGTATGTTCCTTGTGTTCCGTGAGTGCACGGGCTTCATCAAGGCCGCCAAGGCCTACACCGGCAAAGAGCAGGACTTGAAGGATCACATTGACCCAGTACGTTATGCGTGCGACGATATCATCCTCGACCCGCACCGCCGAATTCCGGAACCGACCCCGCCAATGGTGACTCTGTGACGACGCACGCCGCCGACCCGATGCCCCTTTCGGACAACCCCGAAGAGGCCGCGCGGCAGAAGGTGAGCGCCCGCAGAGCCCGAATGCTCGACGGCGAGTGGCAGCAGGACGCCAACGAGGAGCACGCCAGCTTCTTTCACGAGGACGTCCGAGCTCTGCTGCCCGACGCGGACATCAGCTTGTGCGTGTTCCTGAGCCTGCACACCCAGCAGAGCACGGCCTACGACGAGGATCCCACCGTCCGCATCGACCCCGAGTACGCCGACGGGGCCGAAGTGCTGCAGGACGAGACGCTCCTGAGCAAGATCGTGACCGACAGCTGCTGGCCGGTCATGACCCAGGCCCTGCCCCGCATCAATGGCATGCACGAGCTGGGGATCTACGTGACGTGGACCGAGGAGGGCGGCATCCACTACGAGATGACTGACCCGAGCGCGCTCGAGGGCACAGCCACCGCCGCCAAGCCGGACCAGTTCGCCGACGTCATCCGGACCCGTCGGCGCCGTCACCCGAAGACCGGTGTGCTGGAGTGGACCCGCGAGATCTGGGACCCGACCAGTTCGCCGCCCGTCTACCGCATCGAGGCCCGCCGGCCGAAGGTGGACGCTGACTCGGTCATGACCATGTCGATGGTGCCGGGCACGACGGCGGCCACGCAGATGGTCTGGACGGACGTGACCGCCGAGTACGCCCCCGACGCCGTCAACGCGTATCCGCGTGTCGACCGCGAGGGCATGGCCCTGATGCCGATCATCCTCTACCACGATCGCATCAACTCCAAGCTGTGGCGGCCGAAGGTCGGCGAGGAGGTCGTGCGGGGCACGCTGACGGTCAGCTCGCTCAACACCATGTGGCTCATGGGCATGCGCGACAACGCCTACCCCCAGCGGTACGCCCTCAACGCCAGGGCCCAGGGCATCAGCCAGGGCAAGCCCAAGGACGGCAGCCAGGTCAGCTACATCCCGATACACCCGGGCGTGATCCTGCAGTTCGCCAGCACGACCGGCGTAGCGGTCCAGTTCGGCGAGTGGAAAGCGGGCATGGACCCGAAGGCCTACCGCGACGCCATCGAGGGCTACGTGCGCGAGCTCGCCATCCACGCCGGGATCAGCCCCAGCGACCTCAAGGTGACCGGCGGCCAGAGCGGCTACGCCATCGCTCTGAGCAAGGAAGGCAAGCGCAAGGCTGAGAAGCGGGTGATCCCGTCGCTGCGCCGAGCCGACCGGCTGCGCCTGGCCACGGCCGCGAAGCTGGTCAACGCCGCCCATGAGGCCAACCTGCTACCCGAGGACCCCCGGGCCTACGTGCTCACCTACAACGGCGTGCAGGAGAGCAGCGAGGAGCGCAAGGCCGACACCGACGAGGCGAGCAAGCAGCGCGAGCAGGGCGTGCTCGGGCCCGTGCAGCACTACCAGAAGTTGCACCCCGAGAAGGACGATGTGGCCGCCCTGGCTGATCTGATCGCCAACGCCAAGCAAGAGGCCATGCTCGCCCGCATCCGCGCCGGGAACGAGGCCCCCGCAGGTGCCCCGGCCGCAGCGCCCGACACCACGCCCGACCCCGACGACAACGGCGAAGCGACCGCCACGGAGTAGACCCATGCCCGCCCTCGAGATCCAGCCCACCGAAGACCGCGTCCTGATCGAGCACGTCAGCGACGAGCAGAGAGCCGCCATCGCTGGCGAGGTCGAGCTCGAGGAGCCGGAAGACGAGACCATGCCGGAAGAGGGCGGCACACCCGCGGTCATCACGCAGCCGGCGCCAGCCGCGCCCGACGATGACTACGACGAGGGGCCGCGCATCGGTATCGTGCTCGCCACCGGGCCCGATGTCTCCGGCCTGAACGTCGGCGACCTGGTCCTGCTGGACCGCTGGGCCGGCTCGGACATCGAGCTCGCCGGTCGAGAGCTTTGCTTCGTGAGGGTGGACAGCGTCCTCGCGACCATCAAGCCCACAACCTGATCCAGGGAGGACAACGTGGCAGGAGAGAAGGCAGCGCCGCTGCGCATCGAAGTAGGTGCGCCACCCATCAACAAGGACCAGCCCCCGGCCCCCGCGCCGGCGCCAGGCCCGCAAGCACCACCGCAGCCGGCCCAGCCCGGCCCCGGGAACCCGGACTACGTGCCGCGCTTCCGGCTCAACGAGGAGGCCCAGCGGGCCCAGGCCGCCGAGGCCAGGATCGCCGAGTTGGAGTCGAGCAACACCGAGCTGAGCACCCAGCTGCAGAGCGCGCAGGCCACGGCCCAGACCTGGCAGCACCGCCACCAGATCGACGTGCCCATGCTGTCCCGGGCCACCGACTTCACCGACTTCAACGAGCCCGAGGTGCGCGACTTCTTTGGCCAGCAGTACCGCAGCTATGCGACAGGTGCCGGCGAGCAGGCCGAGACCTTCGACAAGTGGCTCGACGGCCAGATCGACAAGCCCAGCCCGCTGCTGCGCCCGTTCCTGACGCGCGCTGCGCCCGAGGTAGCCAAGCCCGGGCTTGGCCCGACGCCGAAGGCGCCGAAGCCCAAGGCCGTCAACCCGCCGCCCAAGGTCGACACGGGCGCCGCCCCTGCTGCCACCAGCGCGCCTGTGACCTACACCGCCGACGAGATCGCCCAGATCCGGCAGCGCGGCGAGTTCAAGGGCGAGGTCGCCAAGACCATCCTCACGCAGTGGATCGCAGAGGGCACGCTCGTCGGCGACCTGAGCATGTTCGCGAAGAAGTACGGCTTTCAGGTATGAGCGCCGACCAGTGGCAGCTGGCTTCGGCTCAGCTGGGCGACCCGCGCATCATGCAGCTGCTGCGCAGCGGCTACGAGCCGTTCGCGCTGTCGGCTGTCTGGGTGCCGCCCATGCGGGACGCGGACACCGGCGACGTCGTGCAGGGCACCGGCCAGGTGGTGCAGATCATCGGGCTGCGGAAGGCGCCGAGCCCGATTGAGCGGCCGCCGCTGTTCGGTAGGCCGCGCTGATGACCATCATCGCCGGCTACTACGACAAGGACACGGGGCAGGGCGCCATCGCCTGCGACACTGGAGCCGTCCAGAGCGGCATCCAGGTCAGGGTCAAGACCAAGATCGTGCAGAAGGGGCACGCTCTTGTGGGGCTGGCAGGAAACCCGCTGTTCCTGCGCCCACTGAATGAGTACGAGGACTACGAGGACCAGCCGCTCACCG